AACCAGCCGATGGTGCCGTCCGACTTCAAGAACAGAAGATCCCAGCGTGGGAGCTTCCATTCGTAATTGACCAGGATCAATGTCCCGGCCAAGGCCCCGGTCACCGAACACCCGGTCGCATCCGGAAGCTCGGGGGAGACGGTGGCCACGTAGGTATAGACGCAGGTATAGGTGCTTCCTGGCGCCGGTTCCGCGCCGGGCAGGGACCAGTCGACATTGCCGCTCGTGAGCCGGTAATCGGTGTTCTGCACATAGGTGGTCGCCCCCTGGGTGCAGGATTCAATCGTGAGCACTGTTTCATCAGGCAGATCGTCGATGGCCCCGGAGTAGTTGCCATGGGTCACCGTGACCGTTTTCTGCTTGGTGATTTGCAGGGATGCGATCGACGCCACCGGCGAGTTGTTGAGATCCACCCGCTGTTGCGCCGGACCCGAGGAGAGGTGCGGCTCGGCGGTGACTGTGGACAGATCCGCCGAGGCGGCACGCACCACGCGCCTGGAGGTGGCGAGGGTGATTCCGACGCCATTGACCCGGGCTCGACCGGGCATGATGGAAAACACCTGGTCGCCGGTTTCGGTGTCGTCTAGGCGCACCACGCGGAACCCGCTCACCACGTAACACCCGCCCGTGGACTCCACGTCATAGGCGGCGATGGCGGCGAGGATCTGATCCAGTGTGGTATCGAAGGTGCGCGGCTGCACCACGCCATCGATGACGGTCCAGACGGGATAAAACTCCCCCGACTGCCCGTCGCCGGAATAGCCCCAGACGGGCCAAACCTTCCATCTCGCCGCGCCTGGCTCGTTGTAGTTCCTCACCAGGGTGGCCGGATCGCGCAGGCTCGGGTCATCCACTTCGGTGACGGTTTGGTCCTTGAGATAGGCCCCGACGTACACCGTCCCCGAGGTGGCGATGGTCAGGCTGTTCGCCGCGATCGAGCGCACCGCCCCGCGCAGATAGAGCTTCCCAGCCTGGCAGGTGGTCTCGCCGGTATTCGGATCGACGATGATCTGGGCATCCCGCACCACGTCTCCATCCTTGAGCATGGTGTCGGCGATCTGCTGCAACCGATCCCGGAACGAAGTCTGCACCTCGCAAAACTCGGCGGACTGCATGGCGTAGCCGGCGCGGAAGAGGTGTTCCTCGAAGTTCTTCGCCGGATCGAAGCGGTTGTAATAGTGTTCGAGATTGATCGCCATGTTACTTTCCTGCCGAGGCCATGATGCCGATACTCATGCTTCAGATCTCCAATACCAGTTCGTAGATAGCGCGCTTTGTCGGTGATCGCGGGTCGGCGGTTACGCGCTCCAAGGTTACCAGTGTGCCAGGTGAGGTGATTTCCTCACCCTCGAAATAGGTCTGCCCGGGGGGAAGGCCAGGGTCAGTTTCCGTGCCCATGAACACCCCAAGCTCGCGAATCGTGGCCGTGGGGGCGTCCTCGAAATCGAAGCTGAAGCGCAGCAGCAGGTATTTGGTTGGCGTTTCCGAATAGGCGAAGCGTCCATCATCGGTGATGATTTCGCCGTTTTCATCCGGGGCGCAGAACGCCTTGACGGTGGCCAGTTTGCGCCCGACCTCATCCACCAGGGCGGTGGCGTCGGTAGGCGCCTGAACCGGGGTATCGTCCCAATCCGGGTCGCCCTCGCCCCAGGCCAGATGGATGACTTCGTTTTTGAGTGCCGCCGCGAGCGCGGCCCGACCAGAATCTACGAGGATTGCCACGGGTACCCGTCCCTATCGGAGTGAAGGGTTCAAGGTAACTTCACGACCGGCGGCGCGGGAGGTGCTGGCCGCCGCCGAAGATCCAGCCCTGGATGATGATCCAGATCGGCCAGCTCGCTACTCCGCGACTGGAAGGGTAGATTTTTCGGGGCGATTCATGAATCGCCCCCACGCCCGGGCCAGGGGCGACCAACCCCTACGCCTCGACCAGGGTATAGGCGCTCCCGATGTTCCCTTCGCTCCATGCGTGGTCATCCCAGCCGCCCCAGGCCCAGCCTCTCCATAGCTGACTCGCTACCCTGGCCGACATGGTGTGGACTTGGGCCATCGACGACGCCACCGGGCCAATCGGGTTGACGGAGGCGAACATGGGTTTCTCGCCGCCAGTCAATTTGCAGATCGGTATCCACGTTCGCTCGACGATGTAGTCGGAGAGCACCAAGTCATCCGAAAATCGTTTCTGATCGCCGGTAATGAGTAGCCTGTCCAGGCCCGGGAACCGACAGTCGATACTCCCAAGTTCCGGCCCGACCGACCAGACCGCATCCGAAAAACAAAAACGCCTAACTCCGATATTGATCCCTAACGGATCGCCCACTCCGCCATCAACCCGTCCGGAGATGGCGCTGATGGACACGAAGTTACGGTTCAACGCCGGTTTGTCGACGCTGGCCCGCGAATAATCGTGCCGCAGGTGCCACAGCCCGCGAATGTGCGAGGACCAGACCCGCACGGGGTTGAAGGACCGCACCCCGGGGTTGACCAGTATGTGCCGCGCCCAGGGGTCCCACTGAGGCTCGAACAGAAGGGTCCCCGCCGGACGGTCGGCTTCCGCGATCCCCATGGCCGGGACCCATGACCTTGGGCGATTAGGCGCTCTGAGCTGGATGATGTTTTTGATATAGAACGGATCGGATTCAAACACCGGGCCAGTCGACGGCTTGGATCGGCTCCACCTGGCTATCATCTTCCATGGTTCGTATACCCGAATGTCGATCCCAAGCAGCCTCCGCAGATTGGATTCCATGGCCGCCGGATTGTCTCTGGCCCGCCGCACCTCATCCAAAATGTGTTGGACATACTCGGCGTCGGGCATCCCTTCCGGCCTGGGAATGCCGTACACCTGGCCGTGCACATCAAGCCAATACCCGGCGGCCGTGGTGAGCGTAATCTGTTCGATCGCATTGGGGAGTTCGGCCTCGAAGGCGGCCCGCTCGCGCTCAGGTCCGCCAAGAAGCGAAAAGAGTATCGATGTGTGAACCGCAAGCGTTCCGGATGTGTCGCCCTGGGCCACCCCAGAGCTAGGCAATAGCGCTTCTGCCCCGAGCGCCATAACATCGGGTTCCCACCCCTGCACAGCATACCCTGCCGCTTGCAGGGCATCGACAACATCCCCGACGACGATGCCGGTAAGGCTAAGATCAAGGTCCCTACCCTCCGATCTCAACTCAAGCGTGAAGTCATGGATGCGCCACGAAAATTCGACTCGGTCCGGGGTCGAAAAGTGGATGGCCTCAACTGCGAGCGGGTCCCTGGAAAAGTAGGCCGGCAGGAAATCGATAGCCCTGGCTGTCATGACTATATCCAGTCAACATCCAACCTGCCGAATACTGGGCGACAGGACACCGGCAGGTTGAACCCATGCTCTGGAGATAGGATGGTGATATCCCGCAGCCCTGGGACCTGGTACAGGGCCGTCAGGATATGGTGCACCGAAAGAAAATCATAGGAAAACGTCTGGTACATGGCTTGCAGCGCCGCCGAGGCGGAGTCTATGGTGGCCGGCTTCTCATACCCAATAGCCATCGACGCCCGAATGCTCACATCAATCAAGAGGTCGGCGGCTGCCGAATAGATGACCTCAACTCCAGCCGATCGGTATCCAGGGATAAACGTGCCATTGGAGTAGTTGGCCTCGCCCTCGATAATGGATTCCACCAAGTCTACCAACTCGCGCGAGGTTCCCCCGACACCATTGTGAACGTATAGCCACACGGTGCCGGGAACCTCTCGCATCCCCACATGCTCCACCCGCTCGGATAGATGCCCACCGCCATCAAGGATGCGAGCCAGTTTGGCAGCATACGCTACTGCCGCCACGGTACCGCGCGATAACGAGATCACATACTCGGCAAACCGCGCTTCTCTTTCGGTATCCGACTCGAGGTCCCGGCCCATATCAATGGGCGCCCTATTCGTGGACCTCAGCCCATTGATGGTACCCTCTGTGAAAGGCACGGTCAGTGTATCCGTGGCCACGTTGGATGCCGCCCCGGGAGTGGCCGCCCTGGCCGGTACCGTGACCTCTGTCGTCCCCTCGCCGATCACCCCGGCAGATAGGGTGATATACTCGATCGTGCCGCCCAGAGACCGCACGACCGTTCCTGACGGTATTACGACAGCGGTTGTGGCGGCTGAGTCCAGGAAGAACGTGATGCTGCCGACCGCATAGGCCGCTGGAAGTCGGTCGAACCCGAAACCTTCGTAAACGGCTTCGGGTATGGCCGACTTTATCCCGTTACCTGTTGTCACCCACAGTTCGTCAAGCGCCATGGCATTGGCTTCGAGCCAGGACCTGGTGACCGAGCCGACGTTAAAGTCGGTAAGTTTCAGGCTGGACGCCCTGGCATGGGCGACCATGGTCGAGAGGATCTCAAGGAACGTTCGTATGGTAAATGCGGACACGGCCTATACCTGTGGAAGTGTCAGAACGAGGTTGGCATCGAACGGGGTTTCTTTGGTGACTGGATTGGCCGTAACCATGATATAGAGCCGGTCGCCTAGCACATGGGCGCCAACCCTGGCCTCCTCTATGCGAGGGTCGCGAAGAGTCGCCCGACGGGCAAAACCAGCCCCAAGGAGCGCCGCCGCAGGACGATTTCGCACCCCGAGCAGGGTGTGAACCTCGCACCCATAGTCAGGATGAGGCAGATAAGAGCGGTATGGTGTGCCGATTCGATGCTGTATGGCCTGCCCCAGGTTCTCCGTCCCCCCGGCCAGAGCCAGGTCCCCATCCTCGTTGGCGATCAACTGCCCCTGCACACACCACGGATCTACCCCATACACCCCGGCACCGGTCAATGGCCCGGTATCGCCGATAGATGGCACGGCGATAAATTCTCCCCACAGCAAGGAGTTCGGCTCTTTGTCGGCTTCGTCGATGCTCGGCACGATGTACGGTGGGCGCAAACCATTGATCTGCACCAACTCGCGCCACCTCTGCACATCCCCCAGTTCGCGCGCGGCGAGTTGCTGTATCGTATCCCCGATCTTGACCTGTATCAGTTTGACCCTTACCGCCATAACACACCCCTTGCAATAAGCGTCAACCTACGCACCAGCCCATCAAGGTCAAGCTCACCGGAGAGCGGATCGAGCATTGCTGATGCGATAAGCGCATCGGCTTCTGGCTGCACAAGAAACCTGGTCGGTGCCCCGCTGATTTCTGTTGCCACGGCCCACATCAAGCCCTGTCTGGCGCCGCGGATGGCCCATAGCGCCCTGGTGTGATGCGTCCAGATGTGGCCAATAGCGAGAGCATTGGCCGCGCCAAGGCCAACACGCGCTATGGCCAGCAGATTCACCGCGGCATAGGCCAAACGTTCTGCGCGCTCCAGGAACCCCCGTCTGTCGTCATCAAGACCTTCCATAATCCCCGCGTCCACTTCGGTTTTGAGCGCCGTCAGCATAGCCTGCCAGCAAGCAAACCACTCACGAAGGACAGGGATGGCCGCCTTGTGCGAGGGCAGTTCCGACAATAGGGCGGCAATGGTGTTGCTCTGAGTCTTGAGGTCCAGGCCGGGATCGATGAGCGCATCGGAAACGGTAATCATGATTTTGGATTATCGGATCACGACTGACGGATCTATAACGGC